GCCGGTGTAGCGCAGCAGCTGCCCGCCCGGGGCTTCGGCCCAGCCGGCATCGGGGAAAAACGCGAGCTCCTCAACCATGACCGCCGTCGAGCCCGCCGGCGTCGTGAGCGAGGATTCGCCGGCGGTGCTCACCGTCGGCGGCGCGGCGTAGCGCGGGCTCGTGTTGACAAACACCATCCCGGGATTAGCCATGATGCCGGCGTAGCTATAGCCGGGCGGGGATTGAGCCGGATCGCTCGTGCTCTTGAGATTGCCCACCACGTCGCCAGGCGTCAGCGTCGCATACACCTTGAACCGCGTGATTTTGGGATCGGCCGGCAGCGCTTGCGGTACGACGGAAATCGTATTGTGCCCACTCGGGACCGTGACCTGCAGCGTCATCGGCCGCGTCTCGCCGCTCGGCGTCAGGTTGGTAATGCCGATCCAGTACGACCCGGTCGGTAGATCGGACGTCCCGCCCGGCTGGACTTGGTTGAAGTTCGAATAGACGGCGAACGAGCCCCACGGGCTCGCGACCAGTGTCGGCGGCGACGTGAGCCCCATCGTCGAGCCGCCCTCACCCACGCCGACGATCCCGGTATACGTGAGCCGTTGCGGGCCGCATTCGACGAGCCCGCCGCCGGGCGCATACCACGCGGCGTCGGCCACGGGGAGCGTCGTTTGTCCGACGGCGGCGTCGGACAGCGCCGGCGCGCCGCCGCCGCGCGCGTGGACGCGGGTGACGAGTGACGCGGCGTCGTCCTGCGACGCGAGCCCCGCATAGCCCGGCGTCGCCTGCGTGATCGTGCCCGCCGACGGGATCGCCGCGCTCGCGAACGGCCGGATCACTTTATTGGCGTCACAGAACCAGTAGAGCCCGACGCGCTCGCACGTCCTCGAGAACGCTTGCGGCAGGTCCTCGTTCGTGAACGTGATTTCATCGAGCACGGGATTCGGCGCCAGGCCGGAGACGTCGAGCGTAAAGCCGGCCGGCGCAAAATTCGAAATAAGCAGGAAGAACACGTCGGCGACCGTCCAGCCGGTATAGCGCGCCGTCACCTTGCGCGCCGCCAGGAGCCACGTCCAATCGACCGCGTCGACCTGATACGCGACATTGGCCGCGCGCCCTTCGTAGACCGTCCGCACGGCGGTAATGTGCCCGGCGAATTGCCAGGTGCCGACGGCGTCAGAGATGACGAGCCCCGTCCCCTTGAGCGGATGCGGGATGGCGCCGTCGAAGGTCAGGGTCGCCGTGTCGAGCACTTCATTGAGCGCCTGAGTGATCGTCGCGCCCGCGACGCGCGCCCATTCGGTCACGTCCGTCCAGGCGCCGCCAATGAACAGCCAGACCTGGGTCAGCGGCGGCGCCGGCGGGGCGGCCGCGGTCGTCGCCGACGCCGGCGCGGTGAACGCGCTGAAGTTCGTCGACGGGTCGTAGGCGCGGACCTGATACCGATGCGTCGAGCTCGGTGCGCGGCCGGTGTGGCTGTAGCTCAGGGTCTGGACCGACGCAATATGCGCGAACGTCGTACACGCGCCGCCGGCGCAGTGCCAGACCTGATAGCCGGTCACACCGTAGTAATCGGACGACGCCGCCCAGGTCAGGTCGATCGCATTCGGGCCGGCCGCGGTCGCGACCAGCGGCGCCGGGACCGTCGGCGCGACCGTGTCGGCGCCGATCCAGTGCAAGCGCTCGGCATTGACGCGGCCGACCTTCAGACGCGCGGAGAGCAGTGCCACGTCAGAACCCGCCCGGGCTGATCCCGCGGCGCCGCATGCTCGAGACGAGCTCGCTCGCGATCTGGTCGCCGTTGAGGCCCTGCGTCGCGTTGACGTTGACGGTCCAGCCCCCGCCGCCGCCCCACGCCGCGCCGAGCCCCGCCACGCGCTGGTCGAGCAGCGCCTGGCGGCCGGCGCGCTCATCCGCCCAGCCGGCGTTCGTCCGCAGGTTCTCGAGGTACTGCGTCTGCCACATCGTCGTCGAGTTGCCGCCGCCGCTCTTTTCCATCCGATCAGCGTCGGCGCGCAGGGCGAGCGCCTGCGCGCGCCACTCCTGCGCGCTCTTGGTCACGACGGTAAACGACGCCGCGAGCTGCTTGACCGCTTCGGTCTGCTTCGTAATTTCCGGTGTGGTGTCCTTGATGACGGGCTCGACCTCGCGGAGCGCGGCGTTCGCGGCGTTGATCGCCTTCGCCTCGTCGTTCCAGTTGATCGCCACCTTCGTCCCGACGTCGGCGAGCCCCTCGGTGCCGACGATCAGGTTTTTCATCAGGTCGGGCATCGGCGTGAGGGCGGCGGCCAGATTGCGGAACTGCGTGTGCGCCTCGCCGCCCGCCTTCCCGAGCCGCTCGAGTTGCGCGGCGGCGGCGGCGAAGGTCGCTTGCAGCGCGGTCGCCTGCTCGGGCAGCAGCTTGGAGACGTTGCTCACGCCGCCCAGGGCCTGCGCGTACTCCTGCGCCCGGCCGATCAGGGTGCGCCCGAAGAGTTGATCCTGCAGCGCGAGCGTTTTATTGACGGACTCGGTGTGCGCGTCCTGCGCCGCCTTCGTATGCGCCAGGCGATCGCTCAGGATTTTGAGCGCCTCCGCCGAGACGTGGTACTGCTTCTGGATCCGCTCCTGCGAAATGATCCCGCCCTCGAGCGCGCGCGTCACGTCGTCGAGCACGCCGGCGCGCGCCAGGGCGTCGAGCTCGGCGCGATACCCGGCGAGCTCCTTCGCGAGGATCGCGGGCCCCTGCGCGCGCATCGACGCGGCCTGCAGGTCGTCGATGCTCTTCCGGATGATCTTGACCGCTTCGTTGAAGTCTTTGATCTCGCGCCCGGCGATCGCCGACGCGCGCGCCAGCGTATCCGCCGCGGAACCGGCGCCGCCGGCGGCCACCGTCCACCCCAGCGCCGCGGCGGTCGCGTCGCCGATCGCCTTCGAGAGCCCCGTCCACTCGTCGATCTTCTTGCCGATCTCCCAGCCGACCATCGCGGCGCCGGCGACGAGCCCCGCCTTCGCGAAGAGCGACAGCCCCGTCCCGCCCTTCGACGCCGCGGCGCCCAGGTCCTCGATCGCTTTGACCTGGCGCCCCAGGTTGATCCCGGCCGCCGACAGCACGCCGTCGAATTGCTGGTACTGCTGCGTGAGCGTGTCGGTCTTGATCGTGACCGTCGCCGTCTCGTCACCGACCTCGCGCACGGCGTGCGCGAGCTTCTCGATCTCGGGCGGGACCTCCTGGCCGAGCGCGCGCAGTTTCTCGGCGGCCTCGGCGGCCTGGGCGCTGGCCGCCTGGAGCTCTTTCTCGGTGAGCTTGCTCGCGCCGCCGAGCCGCTCGATCGCCTGCGCGGCGAACGTCGCGTCCTGAATCAGCGCGCGGCCGCTGAAGCTGTCGACCATCCGGTTGAGCGACTTTTCGACCTTGCCGGCGCCCGTCTCGAAGTCGCGGAGATGCGTCTCCGCTTTCGTGACGGCGGTGTAGAAGTCGGAGAAGTCGGCCTGCAGGACGCCGGTCAGTTCAGCCACGGGTACTCTCGCGGATCAATGTCTCGCAGAGGATGTCGTATTCGTCGGGATCGAGGGCGCGGACCTCGGCGAGCGTCCAGCCGCAGCGTCGGGCGATAGTGAAATCGGCGACGAGTCCGTCTCGCCAGGCGGGGTTTTTTTTTGCGCCGCGCGCTGCGCCTCCTGCGCGGCTTCGTGCTCGAGGATGCGGCGGCGCAGGTCGTGGAACGTCTCGAGCTCGAGCGATTCGACCGCGGCCAGGATCTCGGCGGGCGGCGCCTGGCGGATCGGCACGGGAAACGACCAGTCGACGAGATAGGCGGCGACGTCGATCGTCCCGGTATGGCGCGGGTTGAGAATCCAGCGCTCGAGCCGGTCGTCGTACTGGAGCCCGAGCGCCTGGGCCTCGCGGATCTCGCCGATCGACAGCCGGCACTTCACGACGAGCCAGTCGCCGTCGCCGAGCTCGAGCCGCACGGTATCGGGCCGCACAAAGGGATCACGCACAGAACCTCCTACTGTTCGGGCGGGCCGACTTTCACCGTCAGCCGCTGCCCCTCGACGCGCGGCGCCTCGAGCAGGGGCCAGAGAAAGAACCCGCCCTGCCGCGGCGCCGAAAAGTGGAGCCCTGATTGCCGGAGCTCGAAGGGCGACGCGCGCTCGAGCGTCGCCGTCAGCGTCCAGACGCGCGCACCGTTGACCCGCGCGCGGACGACGGTCCAGCCCCGCACGACGGCGGCCGTGCGATAGCCCCAGAGAATCGCCCCCGTCGCGCCGCGGATGCTGAGCTTCCGAAACATCGGCCCGCCGGGTTACGTGCCCGTCGGCAACGTCCAGGGGCCGGCGCCGGCAAACGTGCCGCTGATCGTCGGCGCGCCGGCGACGGGGACCTCGAGCTCGGCCGACACGTACGCGAGCCCTTCGAACGTAAACAGCGGCTCGTTGATGTTCGGGGTGAGCTCGAGGAACAACGGGACGTCGTCGTCGCTGGCCTCGATGATGGCGAGCTCCTCGCTATTCCAGAAGCCGCCGATCGTGCCGGCGATGTCGCGCAAGCCCGGCACATACACCTTGTTGGTATCGAGGAAACACGTGACCTCGATCATGTCGGTCGCGAGCGACAGCGTCCAGTTGTTCAGCGACGCGACCGCCGTCGCTGTCGCCGAGTCGACGCCCATCTTGACCTGGCCGTAGCGGCCCGATTTGATCGCCATTCGCTACCCCTTCCGCGCGTCGCCGCGCTCATAGTGAGAATTGCACGCGATAGTGCCCGCCGACGTGTTGCCAGACGATCGCAGGATCGAGCGCGTCGAGCTCAGGGTACCGCACGGCCTGTTCTCGATAGAGCGCCATGCAGGTTGCGCCGGCGACCGCGAGCGCGGCGTCCTCGAGCAACGTGTCGATCCGCGCCGCCGCCGCCAGGGCCGCCGCCGGGCTGGTACTGAAGCTGACCGCCTTGACCAGATACACGGCGTCCTCGAGCGCCCGCCCGCCAAACGTCGCCCCGTCGCGCGCGCTGAAGAGCGACACCAGCACGAACTGCCGCGCGTTCGGCTTGGCCTGGTCGAACCAGACGCCGTCGGGCATGAGCGCGGCGAGCGCGGCGTCGCCGGCGAGCACGGCGACGAGCGCGTCGTCGATCGCGGCCCGGTCAAGCGGCACGGCGCACCGCCAGGCCGTTGCGCACGAGCAGCCAGACGAGCTCGTCCTGCATCCGCGCGCGCGCGTCGATCATCTTCGGCACGAACGCGCGCAGCGGCGGAGCCGCCGGCATGATCCCGGTCGCGTGCCTGGCGCCCGATGGCGTGAAGTAGTGCCGGGCCTGCGTCCCGTTTTCGTAAATCCAGGCGTGCGGCGCTTTACTTTTCACGATAAAGGCGCGGCCGTAGCGCGAGAACGGCGTCGTCTCTTCGGCGACGACGCCGGCCTGCAGGTTGCCCGTCGGCCCTCGGGCATAGCCGGCGCGAATACTGCCGGCGGCGGCGAGCGCCTGCTGGCGCACGAGGGCCCCCGCGTCGTCGGCCAGGTGCTCGGGCAGCATGCGCAGGGCCTGGCGCAGCGACGCGAGCCCGTCGATCACGAACGTCGTCGGCATCAGCGGACCCCCGCCGGCGCCGGCGTCGGCGTCAGCACTTCCGCCGCGACCGCGATCGTCTCCCGGTCGCGCTCCTCGCGATTGCTCACCGACATGAGCAGCAGGATCCGCCCGTCGTCGAGCCGGAGCCGCGAGCTCGTCGACAGCTGCGGATGGTAGCGGCCGCGCACGATATGCGTCGCCGCGGCGAGCGACGTGCCGGCGGCGAGCCGCTCGAGCGCGCGCGCGGTCGCCGGGAGCAGCGCGCAGTCCCAGAGCGGCGGATCCGCCGGTGCCCAGGTTTCGGTATAGCCGCCGTGCCCGTCGGGCGTCACGGCGTGCGGCGTCTCGACCGTGACGCGGTGCCGATAGGTCCCGAGCTGCAGCATGGCGGGCATTATGCCAGCGCCGGATCCCGAAAGCGGACCAACAAGCGCTCGATCGCCGCCCACAGCGCGGCGTCGTAGTCGTCGGGCGCGAAGTCCTCGCCGCGGTGCTCATACAGGCCGGCAAGCAGGTAGAGCGTCGCCGCCTGGACGGGCTCCGGCGTCGTCGCCTCGTCCCATGTCTCGTCGGCGCGGTCTTTCAGGTAGTCGCGGATGATCGCCGACGCCAGGGCGAGTTTCTGCGTGACCTCGGCGTCATGCGCCGTGTCGGTGATCCGCAAATGCGTCTTGGCGTCGGCGAACGGGACCAGGGGCGGCAGCATCACGGCACCAGGAACGCGAGCGTCAGCAGCGCCAGGCCGAGCGGCTGCAGGCCGACTTTCGACGAGACGCCGGCGGCCGCCAGCCCGAAACAGATCAGCGCGAGCACGAGCAGCACGAGCCGCAGCGTCGGTGTCATTTCTCCCCCTCGGCGCGCCGGTCGCGCCCGTCCCGCCCGCGTTTGACCATGAGCTGCCACCCATCGGCCGACGCGCCGGGCGTCGCGGTCGTCGCCGCGGTGCAGCACCAGGCCGAGCCGCTGTGCGTCACGATCGCCCCCGGGTCGTAGGCGCGCCCGGCATCGTGGACGCCTTCATAGCGCAGGCCGGCCGTGCCGGGGGCCCCAGGCGGCCCTGGCGGGCCGGGCGGGCCCGGGACCTGTGGCTGGGCCTCGAGCGCCGCGAGCCGCGCCAGGACGGGCGCCAGGGCCCCCTGCAGCGCGTGCGCGACGAGCGTGACGAACTGGTCAGGCGTCGGCATGGAGCGCGCTCCAGTCCTTGCGATAGAACGCCGCCGACAGCGCCTCGAGCTCGTCGCCCTCCGGCGCCGGGAGCGACGGCGGCGTCGCCGGCGTCGGTTTGGCGAAGGGCTGATCCTGATCGCGCACGGCGAGCGCCTCGAGCGAGTAGTACTGCTGCTGCATCATCGGCGAGCCGCCGCCGGCGACGGGCCCGAGCCCGTAATACTTTTTGCGCGCTTCATTCGGCGACACGGCGCCCGAGCCGATCGCCCCTTCGGCCGCCTTGGTCTTCGTTTCGTGGTCGAGCCAGATCAGGTCGTCAATGTCGAACTCGGTCCCGTAGGGCCGCGGGAGCTCGAGCCCCTCGTCGAGCGACGACTCGATCCCGGTGAAGAGCGTCTGCAGGCACTGCGAGTAGTACTGCTGGAACATCGGCGCCGGGTTGCCGTACGCGGGCGCGTCTCCGACGTAGATCATAAACGGCGGGACGTGATAGCACGCACAGACCGTCGTCGCCGTCCAGCCGAGTTGCTCGATCAGCTGCGACTCTTCGGCCGACAGCGTCATCGCCTCGTACTTCAGCCCGTCGCCCAGCACCGCCACCCGGCCCGCGTTGACGCCGGTGAAGTTTTCCTCCCAGTACGCTTTGAGCCGTTTCGCCGTGTCGTCGGCGATCGCGCCTGGCGCCGTCAGCACGCCGCCGGGATGGCTGCCGTTACTGAAGAACTTCGCCGAGTTGCTCTGGATCGCGAGCCCCTGCGCCGCCGCCAGGCCACAGGCAAAGATCGGCGAGACGCCCACGAGCGGATGGAACAGGGCGACCATCAGGTCGTGGATGATTTCGCTCGCCGGCACGACGATGCCCTCGCGCCCGTCGAGCGGCGCCGGCACGGTCGAGAGATCATCGCGCCGGAGCTCGTAGTAGACGGCGCCGTCGGGCGTCACCAGCGGCACGACGCGCGCCGGGTCGAGCACGTAGAGCGCGACCACGACGCCGCGCGCGTCGCGCTGCTTCAGGACGTAGGTATTGCCGGTGATGAGTTTCGAGACGATCCATTGCTCGAGGAACTTCTGGATCGTCTGGTAGCGGTTGGGTTTGCGCAGTACTGGGGAGAATGCCGCACTCTCCGTCTCGGTCCAGATGCCGTCGCCATCCTGGGCGACCAGGCGTAGGCGGACCTTGCCGATGTCGGCGGCGATCAGCGTCGTGCAGGCGAAGACGGCGAAGTTGGCGAGCGCCGCGTCGGTCGAGAGCGCGACGTTCTGCTGCCAGGCGCCGGTAAACGGCTCCGACACGATCGTCCGCCAGCCGCCCGAGCCACGCGCCGCCGGCACCGGCGCGGCGCCGCGGGCGCGCGTGATCTCGAGCCCGAAGAGTTTCATGGACGACTGCGGTCGCGGCGCCAGTCTTCGGGCGGCGGCTCGCTCGGCGGGTAGTAGTTGCCGATGGTCACAAACCCGATCCCGTAGAGCGTCTCGGCGAGCCAGCGATCGTCGACCGTATACGCGGTGCCCTCTTCGTGCGCGTTGCCGTCGACGGTGTGCCAGAGACGCGACGTGACGACGACGTGGCCGCCCTCGGTGCGCGGATCGACCACCGGCGGTTTACCGCGTTCGCTGCGTTCCATGCTCGGCTCCCTTCGTCGGGCGGCGACGCGCCGGGACCTGGGGCCCCGGCGCCGTCACCCGTTCGGCGAATTGTGCTTGCTCGAGCGGCGCGACATATTCGTCGTCGACCTCGAGCACGTCGCCCACGCGCGGGTAGACCCCGTTGAAGTAGCCCGCGCGCAGGACCCGCATTGAGACGGCCATCGTCGGCTTACGCGGCGGCGTAGGTCGCGACGGTGTACTGGACCGAGCCCGCGCGCGCTTTCTTCCAGTTGATGTACCGCTCGGCGCGCAGGCCGACGAGGTTGTTCTGGAAGAACGACGTCATCACGACCGTGGCGTCGGCCGGATTCATCGGCGCGCTGTCCATCTGCACCGACGCCTCGGTCGAGACGTCGATCGTCACGCCGCCGTCGTCCGCGTACAGGACCTCGCGCGGCTGCACGAGCGCCACCGTCGTGCCGGCGACCTGGGACGGGATGGCGGTGTAGCCCATGATCGTCCCGCCCTCCGCGCTCATCGTCGCGAAGAGCGGCTGCCCGAGCGGATTGAGCGCGCCGGCGAGGGCGCGCGCGTTCGACTCCGACAGGATCAGCACGGCGCCGCTGGTCGAGATGCCGGCCGCCGCCATCGCATTGCCGAGCGCCAGGATGTCGGCGCGCGCGTTCGCCGGCGACGTGCCCGCGGTCGTGATCGGCGAGACGCCGTTCGTGACCGACCCCGGCGAGATGCCGGCGACGGGCGCCTTCGCCGGATCGATGAACTCGGCATCAAGGAACGCCGCGATCCCGGCGATCATGTCGCGCCGGATCACGTCCTCGGCATCGGGCGACGAGCTGCGCGCGAGCTCCTGGGTGATCACGATGATGCCGGCGCACTTCGTGATCCCGAGCGTGATCGTCGCGAACGCCAGTTTCCCGACGGGTTTCGGCGCGCCCTGGCCGACCCACTGGTAGGTGCCGCCGCCGGTCTGCGCCGCAACCGACACATTGAACGGCACTTTGAAGAACCCCGGGACCTTGCCGAGAATCGTCGCCGGCCGCAGGAGCGCGAGGAACTCGTTCGCGAGCGGCGTGAGCGGCGCGAGCGGACCTGCCCAGGTCGCGTCGGTCGTCGTGCCGGCGGCGACGGCGGCCTTGAGCACGAGCTCGACCTCGGGCGTCGAATCGTGCCAGCGCTTCGCATACTCGAGCGCGGCCATCGGCTGCCCCTTGGTCACGAGCAGCGCCTGGCAGTAGCGCGTAAACGCCGTCGCCGGCGGCACGTTCGCCTTGACCGAGATGACGCCGGCGCGCAGCTGCGAGCCGTCGCCGAGCCGCGGCGTCATCACGATCGGCGTCGCCGCCGCCAGCTGCAGTTTCTCGATTTCGCGGGCGCGCGTCAGGTGGTCGTCGAGCGCCTTGAC